CAATTTTTAGATGAAATGCAAGAGCATTTTGAAAAAGAGTACCCTCGAGAAGGTTGTGGAGTACTAGCAGTAATAAAGGGAAGTCTAAAATGGTTTCCTTGTGATAATGTAGCCACAGAAGAGGACGACTTTGTAATATCTTCGAAGCAGTATATAGATATATCGCATAGAGGAGATATAACAGCAATAGTACATAGTCATCCAGATGCAAGCAATGAGCCTTCTGAAACAGATATTAAATATTGCAATGCTACTGGAATACCATATTACATATTTAATTATCCTGATATGGAGTTAAATATTGTACAGCCTGAAGGCTTGCCTGCTCCTACATTGTATGGTAGAGATTACGAGTTTGGAGTAAATGATTGTTTTTCAGCGGCAAGAGATTACTATATTACAAAAGGTTTAGATATACCTTCCCGCCCTCTCTTTGAAGATGACTGGTGGGAGAAAGGTCTAGATTATTTTACCGATGAGTACATAGCTACTTGGGGTTTTGAAAAAGTTGAAGGAAATATGCAAAAAGGTGATCTACTTATTTTTACAATAAGAGCAAGTGTAGGCAACCATTGCGGAGTATATCTCGGAGAAGACTTACTCTACCATCATGCAGAAAATAGGCTATCATGCCGAGAAAATTTATACCCTTTTTGGAAAAAGTATATAACTGGAGTTTATAGATATGCAACATAGTGTTTACCTGCAAGGAGATTTAGGCGAGCGTTTCGGGAATAAGTTCACCGTACATACAGACAATTACAGAGATGTTTTTAGGTGTATAAACGCAAATCGTCCTGATTTTCTACCCTACCTGCGAAAATGTCATGAAGAAGACATTGGGTTTATTGTAGAGACTGCAGGAGAACAGATTGATCAAGAAGATCTACTACTACCTTTGAAAGAAGGTGATATTACTCTTGCTATTGCTCCTGCAGGCTCAAAGTCTGGCGTAGCAAAAATTATAGCGGCAGTCATATTGATAGTTTGGTTAGGTCCCCTAGTGTTCGGCAAAACAGGTGCTCTGGCAGCAATGGGAGAGGGCGCGGCTTTGACTATTGGACAACAAGCCGCCATAGCAGGGTTCATGATGGGAACAAACTTAGCTATAATGGGTATACAACAGCTCATGGCTCCTGACCCTGCAGTTGATCAAGATAACCCTACTAATTACATATTTTCAGGAGGAGCAAGTAATCAAGTAGAGGGTGATCCTGTACCCTTACTATATGGAGAACTCCGAGTGCCTGGAAGACCTATAGCTGTAGATGTACGTAATGGAGGAAGAACAGGCAGTAATAATGTTATACCGTCTGGAAGCGGAGGCACAACAAGCGCAGGCCAAATCTTCGATGTACCGGAAGAAGCCGCATCATACAAAGAGCCATAATTTAGGAGATTATAAGAATGCCAGCTGGACCAAAAGGATATCAAGAGTACCTAGAATCGTACAATTCACACGTAGGTGGACAACAACGTCAAACCATTTCTGTCACGGATTTAATATCTGAAGGACCGATTCAAGGTTTAGTAGACGGACAAGCCTCCATATATTTAAATGATGATAGAGCGGCCCCTCTTTCACAAGCAGCAACTTCCGCTAGACTTAGTAAAGCAACTATATCTTTAACCAATAATTCAACTACTGCCACAATATCAGATGGATCTATTGTATTAGCCGATAACGGTAAAAAGTACCTTGTAGTTAAAAAGGGCTATGGTAGCATTAATGTTACAGCTACAAATCCAAGAGTGTCTAGTATTGATGCAGCGATCCATTGTACTTTAACAGCAGGTAGCTCTTTCTTTACTACTGCAATGGTATCTTCTATTTCGAGTATCTTATCTTACGTACCTTGTACATTAGTAACTACAAGCGATAGTGATGGAGAGGACAACGAAGGGCACGGACAAGGGTTTATATCTAGGCGTACCGATACTACAGTAGCTACTTTTACGGTAGGCTCCGGCGGAGGTGGAGGTACTTGGAAGCCTTCTGGAACGTATAGTTTAGAAGTAGATAGAGTTATAGAGATTTCTAGTATTTCTGGCTCAACAGTTACTTTGGCAAGTGCATGGGCAGGTACCACAGGTTCCTACAAATATGACGTAACAGGAACTATAGTTGAGGATGTAGATACTGTTACGCAGACCCAAGTTGCAAACTACGAAGCACTAACAACTCAATTCAGAGTAGGTACTAAAAGCCAAGAACCTTTTATAGATATTGGAGGTCATGGATCTACTTCAATAAGTAATAGTCCGAGTGCAGGAGGAACAATAGAACAAACTTCTGGATACGGAGACGGCACTCAAGCAGCAAAAGTGCTTGTAGGAAGCTCCAGTGCTGGTTTTAACTTAAGTGCGGCTCAAATACAAGAAGTCGATGAAGCACGGTTTACTTGGGCATATGGAAGCGGGCATTACGCGGTTAGTGGAAAAGGCAATAATCAACCTACTTATACACAATATTCTATAACCTTTGAGGTGAAGAGACCTGGACAAAGTTCTTTTGAAAATACAGATATTTTAAATAGAGAAGTATTACATTCAGGAGAGTATGTAAATGCAGTTACATTTGTACAGAAAATAGATCTACAACAGTATCGTCCTTTTATAGACTTTAAATTAACTATAAAAAGAATGAGTAATCATACAGGGCCGGGATACAAATCTAAAGGCGAGACTTACCATGACTGGCAGGGTATATCCGCAGCGAGTATAACTAATACTACTTGTGTAATAAAAGACAAACTTAGCCACCCCTACTGTGCCATGGCAAAAGTAGGTTTTACGTCGCAACAGTTTCAAGGAATGCCAAAAAGAGGCTATCATGCCAGAGGGTTAAAAGTAAAAGTACCTTCTAACTACGTAACACGAGAAGAAAATGCAGGTGTATCAACATATACTCGAAATGTGTCTACAGGAGTAGTAACTTCGACATATCAAGACTGGGACGGAGCATTTCGACGTTTTGCTGTTTATACAAATAATCCTGCTTGGGTCTTTTACGATATACTTACTAATAATCGGTATGGTTTAGGAGACTTTTTACAAGAAGAACATATTGATAAATACATGCTGTATCGTATTGCGAGATATTGTGACGAACTAGTAGACGACGGTAAGGGTGGTACAGAGCCTCGTTTTACTTGTAATTTATATTTCCAAAAACAAGCAGATGCTTATAAAGTAGTAAAAGATATAGCAACAGTATTTAGAAGCATGGTTTATTACTTTGATGGACAAGTATCTCCTATAATAGATGCTCCTAGCGGGCCTGTGTATACTTTTACTAAAGCCAACGTGATAGATGGAGCCTTTAGCTACGAAGGTACAGGTAGTAAAACTCGAATAAATCAATGTGTAGTTTCTTGGATTGACCCTGATGCAAACTACAAGGCTTCTCCTTTGTTGGTAGAAGATAGAAAAAATATAGCAGAGACAGGAAAAATTATAAGTCAAGATTCTGTAGCTATGGGGGCTATTACCGAAGGCCAAGCTCTGCGTTATGGACGATGGAAGCTGTGGACTGCGGCCAATCAAAGAGAGATTGTATCGTTTAAAAGTTCTCTTAATTCTTCCTTTATATTGCCGGGGGATATTATAAATGTTCAGGATGCTGATCGTTACGCCACAAGATATGGAGGAAGAATATCAAATTCTGGAACAACTAGATCTGTTAGTTCTATACCTTTAGATAGTTCTGTTACTTTAGCTGCGGGCAGTACTTATACACTAAGTGTTATATTCGACCAACCTGGTGCATTTGCCACAGAGACTGTAACTATTAATGGTACAGTTTATGCTAAAGGCGATTTAATAAAACAAGCTTATATAGACAGTAATGGAAACGGGACTTATACTCTTCAAGATATTAATACTGAAGAAAAAGCTGTAAACGCAAAAGCAACTTCAGGTGGAACAGACGCTTTAATTCTTAACTGGGCAGATACTCATAGAATAGAAACTGAAACTGTAACTACATCTTCAGGGACTACAAATACTATAACTGTACAGTCTGCATTTAGTGAAGTACCGAATGCAGAGGCTATGTGGGTTCTTACGGAAACTACTGCTGGAGGCTCAGAAGTTAAAGGATCTGCAAAACAATACAAAGTCCTTGCTGTTTCTCAAGGTGCAAATAGTGAATACTCTTTTACTGCAGTAGAGCATTATGATGAAAAATTTGCAGCAGTCGATGAAGATTTTACTACGTTTGTAGCAGATACAGTTTATCCTGCTGTTAGGTCTCTCGATACCGTGCCTCCCGTAAAAGACGTTAGGTCGCGAAATACACCAGAGTTTGCTGGAAGAGGAGGGGCTCTGCGAATTTCTTGGACTCCTCCTACGAATGTCGGAGAAGTACTGGGTACGTATGAACATTTATCAGGATATGAAATTGTTCATAATTTTGATAAAGTAAAAAATCCTATAAGAGTTATGGATCCTAATACAACCAGCATTCTTCTTCGAAATCTAACAGTTGGAACTTATAGTGTTGCAGTAAGAGTAATTAATACTCTGAATAATGTTTCTGAGCCAGTAATTATAAAAGTACACGTTAGTAATAATCATAAAGACAGAGATATTCCTAGACTAGTAGATGACGTACCGGTTGCTGGTACTACAACAGTAGGCTATACTGTTGACGGAAACACTTTTAAAGCAAAAAGATCTGGGTATGGAATTAAGCACCCAGGAAGCGATTCTTCTTGGGTAAATAATACAAATACAACCGCTACAGCATGGCAGCAAGATTGCAGTGATTTGCCAAATATAACATGGTCAGAAAGTGACAGAAACAGTGAAGGAGAATTCATTGTAGAACATGCTTATATACTAATGGATTTTAGTGATGCTACTGATAGATTTAAACTTTTAAAATACTACAAACCTACAGGGTCAGGTACTGCTCATTGGTATGATACAGGTACGGGTAATACTACTAATAGGTTTGGAAGTGCTTTAACTGGTACATTTACTAAAGCAGCAGAATCTTCAAAAGTTACGGGATCAGGTACAGCATTTACTACCCAAATTGAACAAGGAGATGTTTTAAAACTCGGTAGTGAAGAAATAAGAGTTGCTGCAGTAGAGAGCAACACTGTACTATATTTAGAAGTAGCTACCGATACTGCACATAGTAGTGTTTCAGGTTTTATTCCAAATATTCGTATTGACTACACCAATGATGTAATAATTGCTAGAGTTTATAAAACTTCTAGTGGTTTAGTGTTGGCAGAAACTTATTCACAAATTGATGCAATGCTTAAACCTGCAGGAGACTATATCGAAGCAGGTGGTGTCACTAATGACGAGATGGGCCCTGATTCTGTTGGTAATGATGAAATTGCCGATAATGCTGTGGGCGAAGATCAGATAAACGTATCTAGTGTATCTGCTATCTCAGCAAATCTTGGAAGTATTACAGCAGGTACTATGCGAAGTAATGTAACTGATTATATTCCAGATGCAAATGCTGCGCCCTCTGGGGATGAGAATGGTGCTTTTATTGATCTAACTGCAGGAAAATTTGTTTTTGGAGATGCAAATGAGTATATTCTATGGGACGGTTCAAATGTAACTATTTCTGGAGCTACTATTTCTGGAGCTTCTATTTCAGGGGGTTCTGCTGATGTAAATGCTACTATTACTGTTAAAGAAGATGGAACTACTCGACTAAGTTCTGCCGGTATACTGAACTGTACCACTGCTTTAGATGTATCAGCCTCAGGTGCTCAGGCTACTATATCTCATTCTAATATATCAAGAAGTGATGCAACTAGTAGTGCTTCTCCTTCTGCAGGTTCAACTTTTACGGCTGTAGACAGTGTTACTACTAATTCACAAGGCCATGTAACAGGTATAAATGTTAAAACAATTACTATGCCTGCTGGTGCAGCTGCAAATGATGCTACAATAACTTTCTCTGCCGGTACGTATTTGGGCGGTGGAGGAGCCATTACCGTAAACCAGTCGAGTAATGAAACCATAACATTTAATCATGATAACACAAGTCGCACTGATACTACTAGTTCCGCAAGTCCTGCTCATGGGAGCACGTTTACAGCAGTAGATAGTGTTACTACTAATACACAAGGACATATTACTGCTGCAAATCTTAAAACAATTACTTTGCCCGCAGAAGCTACAGTTAATAATGCTACTCTAACAATATCGGCAGGGACCGCTTTGGGAGGTGGAGGAAACTTTACAGCTAATCAATCCAGTAATGAGACTTTAACTATTAATCATGATAATATTTCTCGAAGTAATACAACGTCTACTGCAGCTCCTGGATATGGAAGTACTTTTACAGCTATAGGAGGAGTTAGTTCCAACTCTCAAGGGCATATAACAGGTGTAGAAACCAAGACAATTACTATTCCTGCTAGTGATAACACTAATACATTTAGAACAATAAAGGTTGATACTAGTGGTAATGGCTCTGCTAATAATACTCTGACCTCCACAGAAGATTTAATGCTTAAAAAGGGCACTAATGTAACATTAGCAGAGTCTAATGGTGTTGTTACTATTTCTTCCACTAACACCACTTATACTAGTAGTGATTTTACTCATGATGACTTAACTGGTTTTATATCAAACGAACATATAGACTGGACTGCAGATCAAGGTTCTACGAATATCCATACAGGTAACTATACTAATACTACTTATACAGGCGGTACTAATATTAGTCTATCCGGAACAACGTTTAATCATGACGATGTATCAGGCGGTTTCGCAAGTCCTGCAGGCACACTAAGCCCTATAGGAACGGATGGAAACGGAGATCAGACAGTAACACTATTATCTGCTGTCAGCCACGATGACGGACATATAACGGGAGCAAATACAGCAACTCTTACCTTTACCGGACCCGTAACTGTTGATTCCCAAGGTCAATTAGATATTACAGCAAACAGTATTACTGCTAATGAGATAGCTGCAAATACTATTACAGCAAACGAAATAAATGCAAATGCTATTACAGCAAACGAAATAAATGCAAATGCTATTACAGCGAATGAGATAGCTGCTAATGCTATTACTGCCAATGAGATAGCTGCTAATGCTATTACTGCCAATGAGATAGCTGCTAATGCTGTTACTGCCAATGAGATAGCCGCTAATGCTGTTACTGCCAATGAGATAGCTGCTAATGCTGTTACAGCAAGTGAGATAGCTGCTAATGCTGTAACAGCAAGTGAAATAAATGCTGATGCTGTTAGAGCAGAACAAATGCAAATTTCTAATAATAGTACTGGTAGTGCAGGTATTTTTATGGACTATAATAGCGGAAATTCTAGAATAGACATACGAGATGCTTCAGCATTACGAGTACGCATTGGATACCTAGGATAAATACCATGAAAAAAATAAAACTT